CACTATAATCTAATAACCTTGGGTCTACTGGTGTTCCTGCTTGAAATGCCATAATTATAATCCTAAAAGTTTTCCTCCTATACTACCTGTGCCTGCGCTAAGAAATGCCCCACCTATACTACCTAATCCACTTGTGAATCCTGCTCTACGAGTTGCATCAGCTTGTGCTTGTGCGCCCATTAAACCAAAGTCTTGTGATCTTTGTTGCATAGCAAGGTTTGCTCCCATGTTTGGATCAAATAATTGTGGTCCCATTTGTTGACCTGCTAAATTATATGCTTGTCCATATGCTTGTGTTCCTAATGAACCTGATAAGGATGGTCTACCAAATAGGAATGCAGTAGGATCACCACCTGTTGCTCTAAATTGATTGAAGGCTTGTCCTAATGCACCTTGTTGTGCTTGACCTAATTGTGAGCCTAATCGTCTTCCACTTAAGCCCATCTGTCTGCCTTGTAAACCTGCAGAAATACCTGCTTGAGTCCCTTGCATAGCCTGGCTTCCTGCTTGCATACCTTGCTGACCAGCTTGTAGTCCTAAACCAGCCATTTGCATAGCTTGGCTTCTACGACCTTGGCGCATTCCCTCTGCTGATTCTTGCATACCAAATCCTAACTGCCCGGCAGCCATGGCATCTCTAGCTCTTTGTGATCTCTGACTTGCTATCATTCCTTGTTGGTCAGCGGCAAGCCCACCTGCAGATCGTGCCTCTGCTCTTAATCCAGCTCTAGTAGATTCACGACCAAGTAATTCCTGTGCCATTGTAGAAGCATCTCCTACACGACCACGAGCAGCACCTGCCATTCTAGCGGCTTGGTCTGCTTCTCTAGCTCTCTCAGCAGATAGTCTACCTTCTGATTCTGAGTATAAGGTCTCTGCTTGTTTTTGTTGTAATGCTTGTAGCTTAGTTAATCTTGGGTCATCTACACTTGCTTCTGAAGCTAATCGTTGTGCTTCATCTGCTGATAGCTGAGATAGCATATCAACTCTTGGGTCAAGGTTTTCAACATCTGCACCTAGTTTATCTGCTTCGGTTTGGAAACTTTTTTGTAAATCCTTAAATTCTTGTCTGTCTTGTCTGAATCCCGCAACATCTTCATCAAATGCAGTCTCTGCACTAGCAGTAAAATCTTCAATATCTCCTACTGCATCCATGACACCTGCTCTATCTTCAGCAAATGTATCAGCTAAGTCTCTTGTTGCTTGAGCGGCTTCAAATGATTCTGGGTCAGCGGCTCTGACTGCTGCAGTATACTCAGGACCAAACTGTCTTAGTTGATCCATCTCTCTTTGCTTTTGGGCAGTATCTAATGCCCCCATTTCTTCAGCAGCTCTACCTTGAAGTCCAATCAAACCTTCTTGACCATCAATACCAAATAAAGCGGCTTCCTGGTCTGCTAATTCTAATGCAGTATACTGTGGTCTACCTATTCTTTCAGCTTCTAAAATTTTAGCCTGTAAGGCAGGATCGGATATTGCATCCATATAAGATGAGATTTCTTCTCCTAGATTCAATCTCTCTGGCTGTTCAATGACTGTCTTTCCTTTTCCCATTATGCTTTAAGTAACTTTTTTAAAAATTTTAATGAATATTCAACTCTTTCTGGTCCACCATTTCTTTGTCTGATACTGATTATATTCTTTGTTAATACATTTGGTTCTCTTTCAATTAAATCAATGGTTAGTTTCCTCATTGCTTCTTTGTTATCAGCAAATAAAAAAGCTAAAAATACTGTATCTCCATTTGGTTTATCTTCTTCCCAATTTTTAATAAAGTCCCAACCATCGTCATAATTACAATTGTACCACATGTGTACACCCACAACTTCATCACCATCATATATTACCGATATTGTCTTTTTCATCATATGGTAAGTGACCATTGTGGTGATGATATCTTCACTCCAATCATCGAACACTTTACCATTTTCCTTCCTTATACAATATCCCACAATCTTTTCTACTTCTTTAGGAGTTCCATTTATTTCCAACCATTTTCTTGTGTAATTAGCTAACATACTTAATTGTATCCTAAATCAAAAGACACTCCTGTTACAAGTCTAGGCGCTCTATCTCCAATAGATGTATTAATGTTTGCGCAATTATAATTTACTGTACCTGATGCTCTATAAGCATCATATCCTACAGTTGCTCTTTGATTACCTGTAACGTCAGAATGCTCATCAACATTACTAATAGCTAGAGGGGCCATATTGCCGCCAAATGATGACTGAAATGCCACACAAGCAAAACTATTATTCATATCTAAAGTACAAGCTCCATTTGGAGTACCATCGTCAGCCTTACGATCATAAGTATCTGATGCTGATATAAAGCTAGGAACATTATCATATTGTAAAACAAAATACTTATTTATACTTTGATTACCTCCACTTCTAGCACAAGTTACCGAAGATATATCTCCTACCCTAAAAGCACCAATAGTATTAAAAGCACCATCGCTAGAGTAATTAGTGCTTTTTATTCTACTGTAAGAGTAAGGTATATCTGCACTTGTACTGGTATTTGCACAAGTAATATTCATAGTACCACTTCTTGATGCAGAACCACCAGCAGAAGCTATAACAACAATATTTGTGTTAGCACTTAATTCTGCTGTATCTAAAGTAAAGGCTTTACCACTATCCATTGCACCATCATCTTCTTGAGAACCTATTTTAGTTAACTTTGGATTACCTGTTGAATAATAGTCTGTTAATTTATTAGTACCAGAAGCAGGTATGTTTCCATTAATATTTGTGTCCTCTACATTAGCCCCACCTCTATAGTATTCAGATAATTTATGAGAACCACTACCACCGAACTGTGTAGCAATCTCACTTAACTTAATTCTTCCACTAGCTTGTAATGGCATGGCTATTTAACCTTAGCTTCAAGCTCTTGCACCTTAGCACTAAGCTCTTTAATTGATTCTATTAGTAATGGTACAATCTTAGTGTACTCAACTTTTAAATATCCTTCCTCAGTTTCTTTTACTGCACTTGGTATAATCTCTTGTACTTCTTGTGCAATAACACCGACATCGCTACCAGAATACTTTGACTTATCATTCCAATCAAATGTATTACCACTAAGTTTTTTCACCTTAGATGTAGCATCTTGAATAGGAGCTATATTATCCTTTAATCTTTTATCAGAAGATAGTGATGCTACAACATCTCCATCAGCTGATATATCGCCTGTAGCATAAATATCATCAGTAACTTTACAACCAGCTTGGTTATCTGTACCAGCTGCATTTTTAGCCACATCTTGACCTACCTCTAATCTTAGAGTGCTATTAGTACTAAGTTTAATTTCTGCTCCATCTTCATTAGCGAAAAGATTTAAATTACCAAATTCGCTATTGCCTGTTATATATGGAGCATCTACACTATAATCAGTATCATTAAATTTAATATAAGGAGTAGCACTTTCAAGTATTAGATGGCTTTTATTTGTAGTAGCCCTTATAGCTCCATTTACATATACATCTCCAGTTACTTCGAGACTTCCAGTAACTTGAGCGCCAGAAACATCAGCACCACTTGCATCTTTTCCGACATCATCTGATATAGCAAAGATATTATTTCCTTGGTGTCGAAGTAAAACAACATCATTAGCATCAATAAAAATATCTGAACCAGTATGAACTGTTTTCATTTCTAAACTACCAATTGAAGAGTTTCCAGTTATATATGGGGATGTGGTACTTACATCGGTATCAGTAAAAGTAATATTGGGTTGATTACCTGTTAGTAAAAGATGGTCAGCTACAACTTGGTCATCAGCATACACATCACCAGTAACATATAAACCACCTGTTACTTTTGCTCCTGCAGTATCATTACCATTTTCGTCTTTACCAGCATCGGCAGCTACACGAAATCCTTCTGTTCCATTATGCTTTAACATAAGATTATCGTCAGCATCAATAGTAATATCTGCACCACTTCTTGTTGCTAGTATACTTAAACTACCATCTACTGAGTTTCCATTTACCTCTGGTGAGTCTCCACTATTACCATCATCATCTAATATAAGCCTTGGAGCAGTACCAGTTAAGGTCATAGTAGCAGTATTATCTGCAATAAAGCTAGTTTTAGCTATGGTTATTGCATCATCCTTTATATTATCTGTGTCAATTTTATCTGTAATTAAACCATTACCTGCAGAATTTCCTAATACTGCTTCATTAGCATCTACCTCTATATTGGTAGGTGCTGCGGTAGCTGACCCTATATTACCTATTACAGAGTGACCTATAATATGCTGAATCTTATTAAGAGGAACACCACTTGTAGAGCTACCATCTTTGACTGTTAACTTATTATTAACAACTGTAATTGATTGGTCATCAGTTAATGGAACTTTAGGAACTGCTTGGTTAACTGCATTATTCAAGTCAGTAGCTGTAACCTGCTCTCCTGTTGTGAATGTTTTACCTGTTTGAAATGTATCACTCATTATTCTGCTTTATTTGTTGATCTAAATGTTTGTGCTGCCGATAGCTTGATAGCCCTTATACTTGGCTTACCTTCTTTATTTGTAATTCTAAATTGTCCACCATAGGCTCTTTTATTTCCTATTCTACCACGAATGGCAACATCTTCGCCTGCAGGTAGAGTAACACCACTATTATAACTCTGTAAAGTTCCTAATGGAGTATCGCTATCTATGTTCTCTGTAGGAAAATCTATCTGATAATTTGTAGGACCAAAGAAAGGAGAGTTGGATTGTATTTCAAATGAATTGTATTTCTTTCGGTCAATATCATTGAATGTATACATTCTGGTTTTCATCTCACCATTTATCAATACAGAATTAGGAGTTGTTCCACCGATAGTTGTAATAATTGTATCAAATCCATTCTTAGCATTATTTGAAAACTCAGCTTCGTTACCTGCTATTAGGTGAACACCACCATCATTATTAACTACATAAAGTCCTCTCCTTTCACCCTTACCTGCAATGACTAAATTAGTATACTCAAATATTGGAGAAGTATTTATTTGGTCTATTGATTCCCATGCTTGGGTTAAGAAGTTATAAACCAATAATGCATTATTAGTAACAGCATCATTAGCACCAGGGGAAGAATCAAGTGGTACTGCTAGGTAATATCTATTATCAAAGTAAGCGGCTACTGAGTTGCTCGCCAATCCTCTATTAATTCTATCAATTGTGCTTTGTATTGATTCAGACAATGGGGTCTGTGTACCACGAAGATTGTATTCATCTAAGAACTCTAATGAGTAAACACCATTATCTGATAAGAAGAATACATTTTTACCAACTTGTACAATAGACTTTCTAGCTGTTGCACCAATCTCATCAGTAAGAACTTGAGATGTAGCAGCTATTGGGTTGGTTGTTCCAGATACTCTGTGAATACTATTCTTGTTGAATATTAGGATAGAATCTTCTGTAAAGGATGTAACACCTACAGTAAAGTCTGTACTACCTGCATTAAATCTAAATGATGCATATATTTTATCATATGTATTATTGTCTAATATATCTGATACAATAAGTTCATCATAAACATTTCTAGATGCATTGCTATTATCAGGGTCATACTGATATGGTACTATTAATCTTCGTTGGTGTAGAATACCAAACTCAGGCGCAGGCATATGTATAAATCCTAATCCTTGTGGTAATGGAGTTTGTACAGTAACACTTTTATTTGATTGATTATAATCAACATCAGCAATAAATTTAAAATTCTCATTCTCTAAATCTATAGAGCTTACTTTTACCTTATCGTCAACAGCTAGTCCTGTTAGGTTACTGTGAGTTACTGTAAGCTCTTGACCTACTTTTAACTTAGTTAAGTTAGTATAACTAACACCTCCCATGGTTACAATTTTATTATCAGAAGGTACTGATGCACTAGAAGATGTAACTGATTCAACTTGTGTATAAACACCACTAGGTACTTCTGTAAACTGTGGATACTCTCTTACTGTGCCAGTACCTATTGTAGACTTTTCTGCAACAAATACTGTGTCTTGCTGATTATTAGCAGCACCTATTAAAGTAAAGTCACTAGTTCCTTGTGTTTGAATCTTATATGTTCTTCCTGCAACTATTGCAGTCGCAGCTACATCTGCTGTTGTATCAGCATCAATTTTATTAATAGATAGGTCACACTCTAGTGCAGTCTGCCCACCTTTTCTAAATAGTATAACCTTATTGAATGCCTGCAATATTTCTATCTCTGAACTATTATCTACTCCACTTGCATAAGGTATTGTATATGTTGTTGAACTAATTGACTGACCACTTGTAAATGAACTAGTCTTAACAGCAACTAATTGTGTGTCAGAAGCTAATAATATATAACTTTCATTGTCAGCAGAGTTTGGATCAGAAAATTTACCTGATCCATAAATATTTGTAATAGCATCATCTTCTAAGACAGGATATACTACAGTACATTCTGTATCAGTACCATTAGTAAAACCAGTTCCTGTTACAACCAATGTATCACCTGCTCCTTTTGTATAAATGTGAATACCATTAACACCACCAAGACTACACTCTGAAATATTGATATATCCAGTATTTGGAAAGTCTGCATATGTTGCACTACCACCACCAGAAAAATTACTAATTGTTATAGTAGTAGTGTTAGTTACAGTAATACTTGTGGTTGTGTCTTCTCCTAAATAAAATGGTAAGGTTATAGATTCAGTTCCTGTAGATAGTGGTGATGACTTTACATCAGCACCCATGCGAACAGACCATTCTCCATTTCTGTCGCATCTTCCATTATTGGAAACCTCTAAGACACCTTGAGGTAATTGGTCAGGTCTAAGTCTATTGTTGAATCCAATAAACCCTGCATCCATATCTTCAAGAGTCCTATCGTCCCTTGCTCCATATTTATCATACCTAGACATTTATAAAGTTTATCGCTTACCCATCCTTCTTCTGAGTATAGCACCCTTGCTTTTACCAGCTTTAGCCATTCTTTGTGAAGGGCTTAATCTATCTTCACTTGGTAGTAGGCTTCTAACAAAAGATGCAACACCTCTTTGGTTTACACTTTTTAAATCATTATTAATTTTACCCTCTTCTTTTGTTGCAGGAGTGGTTGTCTGTCTTGTGCTTTCACCTGTCTTAGGTGGTGCAGGTGTAGAAGGTGCAGAAGGTGTAGAAGGTGTAGAAGGTGTAGAAGGTGTAGAAGTGCTTGTGAAGTCAGACTTCTGTGGCTTGTCTTTTTTCCAAGCAGTTATAGCCGCACCAACATTATCAAAACCCTTCCAGGATTCTGGTTTCATTGAGTGTGGTTTTTTTTCTTTCCAAGCATCTAGGGCTTTTTGATATTTTTTATCAGCTTCTGTAAGCTGAACTCCTCTATTGTCATTAAGTGCCATAATATATTGTATTTAAATTGTTAACATTTCCACCTGCGGAGTGCAAGTGCTTTACGAGTTGGTCTGCCCTTAGAGTCTTTCATGGGTCCTTTGACCCCAGACATTCTAGCGCAAAATGATTTCTTTCTAGCTTTCTTTTTACCAGTAGGTTTAGACTCAGTAACTGGTGGCTTTAAATTAGCACCAGTCTTTCTTTTGAAGTAAGCTCTACCCGCAGCAGTTAGTCCACCTTTCTTTGACTTATGTTCTTTCCTCATGCTTTTCTTCTTTTATGTGAGTAAGGGATTCTCTTACTACTTGTTTTGGTTCTTTTAAATTTTGCTTTCTCTGATGAAGACATCTCCGATTTAGTCTTTGGAGTTTTAGAACTAACTCTCTTCGAGGGTCTGCAAGCGGGATATGCTCTACTGCTACCTTTAGCTGACTTTCTTCCACAAGGCTTCCCGGTTTTGATAGCTACCCATTTCTCTTGATGCCATCTCCTGAGACTCATACCTTCTTTCTTTTACTATATCCTTTAGCAGTTTTCTTTTTTCCTCCAGGACCCTTTACTTGTCCCTTACACACACGAACTGCATAGCTATTGGCATAAGCTGATGGATATACATCATACTTTCTTTTGGCTGCTGCCTTACCTCTAGCACATAACTTGCCCACTAGCACTTACCTTTCTTCTTCATCTTTCTTTTTGTAGGTGGTCTACCTCTCTTAGTTCCATATGTTCCTTTTCCCTGTGGCATAATTATTTTCCTTTCTTGTTTTTAAAATAGCAGAATGCTACAAAAATTCCTACTAATACTGCACCAACAAATCCTGCATCTGCTGGTTCTGGTACTGAATTATAATCAACTGAAAGTCTATAATCTACTTCACTCCAGTTGTATTCCTTACCTTCGTAAAGTAATCCATCAAATTCGCTATATGCCCACTCTGGTATAGATGGAACAAAGAAATAATTGTAACTAGTTGATGTAATACTATCACCCCAACCATAGTCGGAGTCATTGTTGATATCAAGTTCTGAAAATTCGTGGCTCATTTTTTAAATAGGGTTGTAAATATTGATGCGAAACTCATAAAGAATTTCTTGATGAAATTGTCTTTGGGCAAAAACATCATTATAATAGATATTATACCAATGTAGGCAAATGCCATAGCCATTAGATCATCTTTGTAGTGAGTTAAAATAAATTCTATCATTGTACTGGTGATACTGGTCTTATACTTGAATGAGGTTTGATATCATCGCCATTAGGCATGAATGGTGTTTCTACTATGGGTATGGCATCAGATTTAGCCTCAGATTGCTCTGTATCGGCTTTTGATTCTTCTTGAGGGTCATCATTAGACTTGACTTCCTCAGACTGCTCAGTAGGCTCTGAGGATGAATTACTTTCTTTTGATTCTGTCTTTTGTGTTTCTGATCCTTTCGATTGTTCAGTATTGGAGGGCTGAGAGGTTTGAGAGGATTTTTCGGAAGACTCACTTTGTGAAGAAGCAGAGGGTTCAGGTGTGGTGTCCGAAGACTCGCCAGTTGATTGAGAAGTCTGTGGTTGTTCGGAAACCTCTGCGACAAAATCCTGAGCTTCAGCAACCTTCTCAGCAATAACTTCTTGTCCCCAATCATTGAGACTAGCAAAGTCCACAAAGTTATCAATAAACATTGGGACTTCAAATCTTTCGTCTATTACATCCTGGGCAACTTCAGCTACGAATATCTCAGTACGATCCTTGGCGATATCTACTTGAGTTACTGCTGCGGTAGAGACTGCCACAGTTCCTGCCGCTCCCAACTGAGATACTTGGGTTACTACAGGTAAATCCTTTATGCGATCTATAAGAGATTTCTTAAGCGCTTTAGCACCTTCACTAGCAGACTCTTGAGCCTGTTGTATATGTTCACTAATATCTTCATGATCTTTTTCGCCAAGCACTTGGCTGATTGAATCCCTAAGAGTTTGTAGTTCTTTTCTTGCTTGTTTTTTATCCATTTACAAAGGTAACACTCTTCCATAATTATTTGCTTACTGCTGCTGATCCAAAGTAAAAAGATATAATACTGATAACAGCAGTCTTAATCTCTGGTAAAATTATATATCCATGTAGTGTTTGATAAGTTGTACCTGAAGCTAGACCCCACCACTTGCTATATTCACTAGCAACTGTAACACCTTCTTCGCTATGAGCTAATATGAATGGTGCAATAATTACTCCAAACAATACTGTTAATACTATGATTCGTCTAGTCCAAGCACCAAAGGCATCTACCCTAGCTGCTGCCGCATCTGCACTTTCGTCTGATGCTTTTTGTTTCTTTATAAGTCCTTCAGTAATGGCTGCTTGATTCTGCACCATAGTACCAATTAACTTAAATACGAACCCAGAGAATCCTCCTCCAAGCATTGCTAATAATTCTGTTGTCATTCTTTGCCTTTCTTAAATATATGCCACCAAGCAATAGACAGAGATGCTATCGCTGCTGACAAGTGCATTATAATTTGTGCCTCTGTTCCAAAGTCATCCAGAGCTATAGTAGCTTGAGTTAATCCTACTATTCCCCAAATCTTGATATTGCTAATTATTGCTTCCATTATACTTCCTCAGGTTCCGGGAATGTTACATCATTAACAATAGAAGACTCTTCATCTTCTGTTAGTTCGTATCCATCTACGACAAGGGCATACTTGCTGTCAGCAGTCACTTGTGGGTAAGTATGGTAACGAGTACCAGAGCCTACTCTATGGTAAGCATAGCCTCGTCTAGCACCCTCTGTGTCTGCTCTTGCAATCGCATCAGCTTCTGTGTCGTATACTAAGTAATTGATTGTTTCTTCGCTCATAATTATAAAAGTGTTATATTGTAATAATTTGCTATTTCTGATTCTATAGTTCCTCTATCTGAAGATAAGTCAGAATTATAAATAATAAGTTCATTCATTTTACCTTGTAGATGAAATGTTAAAGCATCTGATGGAGTTCTACTTATACCATCAAGAACTTTTGCTTCAGCAACATCTACATCAACCATCGTAAATAATATCTGCGAATCAACAGCTAAATTATCAAAAGCATCATCTCTATCTGCTAATGTTATTTGAGAACCATTCTTAAACTGAGAGCTTCCTTGTTCTGCTCCACCTACTGTACTATTTTTATATACTTGAGTAGTTGAGCTACCATTATCCATCATTGGAATCATAGTTCCAGTAGAGGTACTAGCTGAACCACCAATAATAATTTGTTGGTCAGCAGAACTATCTATGTTTACTACTGTAAATATTGTAGCATCAGTTAATGTTAAGTCAGTAAAATCAAGTTCATCATCTCTAGTGTCCCCAGTAAAGAATACAGATGGGCTACCATTACTCTTACATATACCACCATTTTGAACAATAGATGGTTGGTCACTAGCTGTGGTCTGAGTAGCATCATTACTATTACCACTTTGATCGTACCAAGTTTCTACGAAACCATTACGAGCTATGCGAGATATTTTGAAATCAGATAGTGTAGCTGTTTTACTAGAACCACCACTAACTGAGTTTATACTCATATATTCAAAACTAGCTCCAGTCCTTAATGACATTGAATTGAAACCATTTGATATAGTTTGTGCAGTAGCACCAGCACCAGTTGCTGTAAGTCTAAGTTGAGCATCATCAAATAATCCATCTGGGTCATTTACATTGAAACTAACTTTATAGTAATCATTACTAGCAGATGCTGGGGATGTAATTTTATATTTAAAACTAGTTATGTTGTCTCCAGTAGCAGTTATAGTAAATCCATCTTTACCATTTGCTGTAAATGTTGTTGTACCATTTGTTACATTATTTTGCCATTCAGTATTTGTAGCATCGTCCCACTCGTACTCATCATTATATAAGTTGTAATAATTATTAATGTTGGACTCAATTAAAAATCTATTATTAGCTTGGTCTGAGTTGTAAAATATTAATTCATTTATATTAGCTCTTAATCCTAGGGTATCTGATATAGAATCAGTTCTTCCTCCATAACCAATTATACTTTTATCTTCAGTTATAGAACCCATAGTATTGCTAGTAAAACTCAATGCAGGCGAAGCATTAACACTTCCATTTATAGCTGTACTATCTCTATCTAAAGAAAGTAATCTTTTTCTAGTACCAAAAATTTCATCTGAAGTATCATTTGTATTTCCTCCAGAGGAATAAATAAATGCTTGTGCTTTTTCAGAAGCATTTAATCCAAAAGCAAAACCTTCATCAGCCGCACTCCTTGATGTTAAGATGCCACCGAATGCTGTTTGTCCTTGGGCTTCACCAATAACTGTAGATAAAAAGAAATCTGTAGAATCTCCTAGCTTAGAGTCTGTTTCTAAAAAGTCTGGACTACTTCCATCTGCATCTGCATTAAATTTTATTCCATCAAGCAATGCTCCATTTGATGCAATCTGTGGTTGGTTACCAGCAGTCTCTTGAACTGCATTGTTTGACCCAGCTTGGTCGTACCAAGTGTGGACGAAGGCATCTGTTCCGCTAATAAAATCTCCAAGTGTAGTAGCAGTTGTGCTTCCACTAGGAGTAGCAGTTACTGGTGAGCTTGCACTTACTTTGTTATCTGAATCAAATCCTACCACTACCTCTTCATCGTCTGAGCTTCTGCGAATACGAACTACACTATTATTGTTTTCAATTATTTGTACATTGCGAAACTCTGCTGTTATTGTGCCAGCCTCTAACCCTACAGTATTTACAGTAAAATCAACAAAATTAAAATCACTACCACTATTGTATCCAGCATCTATAAAAAATGGAACAAAGGTTGTAGATTTAGTGCTTACAGCATCTTCATCTGTGCCAGCAGTATTATCAGATATATCTACAGTAGCTTGAGAATCTCCTCCAGCGGTTGTATCTTCAACCATACGAAATTCACCCTTTACTGTGTATTGTTTTCCATCTTCTAAACCTTTTATTCTTATTGCTTTTGCAAAAGATGCTGTACTAGTTTTAGTAGCAGATACACTATATACTCCATTGACAGCAGTAGCCTCAGATGAATCTGGAGAGCCATTTGAAAATT